ATGACAAACAAAACTAGAATTTATTTAATAATTCAACAGCGTAGGGCAGTTACTTTGCAGGATTTATATGACATTACCCAGCTGGATCATATGAAAGTACTCAGAGCAGTATCATATCTAGCAATTAAACGTAAAATAAAGGCGTTTAAAGATGATAACGGTAGATATTTCAAAATAAACGATAAACCGCTATAAATGCCTAAAAGATTATATACAGCTATTGTTTTTATGACTGATCCAGTTGAAACCCCTAGAAAGTACCGTAATATATCTAATATTAATACTTTTTATAACTTTTGTGTAAAAATAAATGCAGCTTATTTTAATACCTATGATAAATCTACAAAACTTTTCGTAGAACGTATATACATTAAAAAAGGGACGTAGAAACGTCCCTCGCATTTACTTACATTAAACCTCGTTCAAAAATACCTATGATAAAAACAACTTTTTTTCAGCTGTACGCCTATTTTTTAAACCAGTACTAACTTTTCCCCCAGCATACACCCATTTATCAAACTGTGCTGCTACTGTATTTTTATCTACACCAGCGTTTAATAACTTTAATAAAGTACTATCTGCTAATGATCCGTCCCCTACATTATAAGCAAATGATGACAAAGCTAATAATTGATTATCAGTAATTGGCACTTTAACTAATGATTTAACTTTATTATAATACTTTTCAGCTTCTATTAATAACCAACGTTTTGCTGTTTCTTTGTCTATAATATCCCCTTTTTGTACTGCTCTGTTTTTATCCCAATTAAATCCTGATCCGTAACCTACTGACCATTGTTTAAAATCCCATTCCGCTACTGGAGTAAAACTTTCCAAACCCCCAATAAGGTTAAATAGTTTATCGCTTAAAGCACCAAAACTTGTATTTGTCAGCTTTTCAGCTAATTTTTTTCTTAACATAAATAGAATTAATACTGTAACACCAATACTTAGTGCTACTTTTTTATTCTTAGTCATACCTTATTTAATCTTATTATCAGCGTCTTTTGCACTAGCACCTAATAAAAAAGTACTAATCCCTGATACTGCCTGACCGATAACTTGTAGTTTACCACTAGTATTCATAGCAAAATAACCCCCAATGGCAGCCAATAATCCAAAAATTGTAGTTTTAGCGTTTCTCATTGTCGTTTAGTTTTTTAATTTTTTTAATATTATAAACAATAGTTGTTATACCACTAGCAATACCAATACCCATTACACCTAATTTAGTCATAAGTTCAATATCCATTAAACTAATTAAATAAGTTGTAAAGGTTAACAAAGTACCCCTAATGCTATACATATCAAAACTATTATTCATTTTCTTTTGTTAATTCAGTTGCAATTAGATTAAAAGCGTTACTAACTTGTACTGCCACCTCTATTTGTTTAAAAATACCAGCTTTAATACTTTCGTCAATTACTGCTTTAATAATTTGTAATGCTTCTTCTTTTTTCATAGGTTTATTGTAAAGGTTAAAAAAGTTATACTAATGTAAGATTTAATTGTGTTGCCCCCCATTGATAAGCGTATGCGTTGCTATCTGGACTAGTACTGTATGCTTCATAATCAAATCCAGTCATAGTTAAATTACCGATTGATAATTGTTGTTTTGTTGATGATAATAATTCATAAAAAAATACAGCTTCATTACTTAAATTATCACTTACGCTATTCATATTAAAAATAGTAGCTTGTATCATTTGTCCATTGTACCATATTGATACAGGTTGAATTTGTTTCATATTAATTTATATTATTACGTTCTAATTTTTCGTTTAATTCTTGAATAGCTTTAACTAATACAGCTACAATAGGATTATAATTTAAACCAATAAAATTATCACTTTCTACGTATGCTTGTGGTATATATTCTTTTACTTGTTGTGCTATAAATCCTAAGTGCTTATTAGTATTATTTTCTTCTTTCATACGATACAAAGTTGGTTTTAAAGCTAAAATAGAATTTAATCCTAAAGTACTATTTTCAAAATCTTTCTTTTTATTAATATCAGACAAAGGAGTATAAACCCCAGTAGTCATATTAATTTGTGCTTTATTACCAGAATTAAAAAAATAAGTATTTCCAGCATCACCAAAAAAATAATATTGTGTAGAAGTTGTAGTTCTATCAGCATAAACTAAACCAGCGTCAGTTCCTAATGTTGCTATAATTGAATTTACTTGTAATTTCCAATTTGATGTAATACTAGTTGTAGTATTAATTAATAATGAACCAGATGAACTAATACGCATTCTTTCACTTCCGTTTGTAGAAAATATAGTAAATCTTGACCCTGAAGCAGCTAACTCAATATTTCCTGAATTTGCAAACAAATACGCAGCAGTACTACCACTATTTTGTAATTCAAATATTGCATCAGTACCACTTACAGCTAAATAACCTCTATTTGTGCTACTTAAAGGAAAAGAAGTCGTTCCTATACCAATATTTGTACCAGTATCATATATTAAACTATTTCCTAAAGTAGTTGCATTTGTAAATTTAGGTACATAATTAGTAGTACCACTTATTGACGGTATTTGACTTGTTAAAGCTAAAGTACCGTTAACGTCAGGAAAAGTATATGATCTTGAATTAGTTAAATTAGCAAAATTTAAATAACCATTATTTGCACCACCAGTATTAAAGAAAAATCCACCACTATCAGCAGCAATATTACTATATCCGCTTACCTGATTAAAACCAGTACCCTGTTTTATAGCTAAATTATAATTTAATAATAATGATCCATTTGCATTAAAAGAAGCAACAACAGCAGCTAAACCACTATTAAAAAAATCTAAACTATTTGCATTTGCATTATAATTATTACCAAAACGCCATTTATTAGTACCAGCATTTTGAAAAAATACATAAGCATTATTAGTACCGGTACCGTTAAATTGTGCTATTGTGCCAGTACCATGTATATCTAAAGGTGCACCAGCAGTAGAAGTACCGATAGCAACATTACCAGCTGTAACTACTAAACCTAAAGACGTAGTATTACCGTTGGTAGTAACTTGCTGTAAAGTACCAGTAGTACCAGCACCAGCGTCCGCTATTAGCGTCCAAGCTGATCCAGTATCTTCATATATTGCACCAGTGTCAGTACTTATAAAAACCCTACCAGCAAAACCCGCTGCTGGACGATTAGAAAATACGTCGCTGTAAAAAGCTGGAGTACCTTTTTGATTTAATATATTGAAATTTACTCTTAATGACATACTAAGCGTTTAAATATCGTTTTTTTACTACTACTACGTTATTACCAGTAGTACTAGATCCGAAGTTTATAAAAAATCTTTGTTTTGTGTTTTCACCAGTATTACCTGAAACTTCAAATTGTTGATTAGGTTGCAAAGTAATACTTTCTATTTTAGCTACGCTTGTACCATAATTGATAAAAACATAACCGTTAGCGTTATCACCGCCTACATATTGACTAATGTCAACCGTGTAAAAATCTACTTCGTAGTTTAATAAAGATATGTTTATGTTACTCATATTATATTGTGTTTGGTACGTTACCTAATCTTTTTTTATATCCGTTAATACTAAAAGTAAAATTAATATCACTAGTTGGTGCTGATTGTGGTATAAGACTGATATCAGGACGTACAATATCAACATTACTAGGACCACCACCAGGACCACCTTTTCCACCTGGTAATACTTCAGTAGTTTTAGAATTTTTCTTTTTCATATAATACCATACGCCTATACCAGCTAAAACTAAAAATATTATTGTTTTATTATTTTTCATATATTATTTATATCGGTAATTTTCATTTATACCTAATTTATAATCTTTTATACTGTTAAACATATCAGTAACAAATGTATCGCCACCACGACCACCGCCAACTTTAATAGGATTAGTTAAAATCATATCGCTATTGCCACCGTCAGTATTTACATTTACTAATGTATCTTCAGGTTGCTGATAAGCACCACCGCCACCGCCAGTATTATCGTCAGCTGGATTTACTTGACTAGTATTAGATTTATTTTTCATAAACCAATAAATACCCAAACCAGCTGCTATTAAAA